TGCTGCTGGAATGCCTGCATCTTTGCCATGTCGCCACCAGAGAGCGGCTTGCCCTCTTGTATTTTTTGAGCAATCGCTTGTATCTCGTCGTCAAAAAACTTTGCAGGATCTTGCAGCGCGCGCGCAGCGCGGCTGTCGCTAATTGCACCACCGATTGTGTCAATCGGATTCATTACAGCGTCAGCCGCCCCCTGGGCTGCGGTCATCAACCCACCGCCCACACTTTGAGCCAGCTTTCCTATTGAACTAAGAAACATTTCTAACTCCCTGGTAGCCCTACGTTAGTAGACGTTCCTTTGCTGCGACTAGTGAGCGGGTTAGGCAAGATGCCGGCACCGCTACGCAGCACGTCGAACATGCGGAGCGGGTAGTCGCGCTCTTCCTCGAAGCGCCGCAGTCTGTCGTTGAGCAGCTGCTGCGCCGCTGCCTGCTGCTGAGCGCCTACGCCAGTTAACTGGCTCGCGTCTTGGAAAGCCTGCGCCCTGGCAGTGCCGCCGAGTTGCGCCAATTGGCCCGCCCCCGCCAGCTGCTGCTGCGCAGCAGCCAGCGCGTTTTGCTGATTCGCCAGCGCTGCGCGCAGGCCTGCGTCTTGGTTGCCCTGCCCAACCTGCGCCGCCAGCTGGTTAGTCGCCAGGCCGGCTTGTTGGTTTGCAAGCCCAGCCCTGAGCGCGGCGTCTTGGTTTGACAACATGCCCTGGTTACGGGCCTGACCTGCAGCCAAGGTCGCGTCCAGGTTGGCACGCTGGGCGGCCAAGTTGTTTCCGGCGTTAAGCTGGCTGGCCTGTAATTGGTTTGCGGCAGTTGCCTGCTGAGCCTGCAGATTCTGAGCGCCTTGCGTTGACTCCATCGCCTGACGCGCGGCTTGGTTTGCGCGGGCAATGTCTAGCTGGCTTTGTAGGTTCTGCGAGCCTGCTGTGAGGCCGGCTTGCTGGTTCGCCAGGCCGGCGCGTAGCGCCTGGTCTGCTGTAGTCGTGCCTGCAGTTAAACCAGCTTGTTGATTGGCTAAAGCAGCGCGCATGTTGGCGTCTTGCGCGGCTAAGCCGCTTTGCAGTGCCTGGCGTCCAGACTCAGTTGCTGCCTGCAGCCCCAGCTGCCCGCTGGTGGTTGCCGCGTTAAGCCCCGACTGTTGGTTTGCCAGGTCGGCTTGCAACCCAAGCTGCGCAGATTGCAATCCTGCTTGCTGTGCGCGGCCCAAGTCAGTCTGCGCCATTTGCTGCGCGTTCTGGAATCCAGCTTGGCGCAAGTTTGCCGCCGTACGTGCCGCTGTGTCTGCAAATGCGCGGTTTGTTTCTGCCTCGACCAATCCCTGGCGGTCGCCGCCAAAGGCGTTTGCGGCCACTGCGCTTGCTGCGTTCTGGTTCTGCGTCATCTGCCGAGCGCGGTCTAAGTCACCCAGCGCGGCGTCGATCACGCCGGTGGTGTACTGGGACTGATACGGCGACAGGTTTGTGTCTGCCAGGCTCTGAGCGCCTACCGTCTGCGCAGCAACGTCGCGGCTCGTAATTGGCGCTACGTTGATCTGGTTTGTCGCAACCGCGTCTACTGGGCCAACCTGCTGAGCGGTGACGCCCTGGGCGGCTACGCGCTCTGGCGACAACGCCGACAGCGGGCCGATACGATCCATGCCAAGCTGACTTGCAGTTATCGCCCCAGGCGTTGCGACCTGCTGGTTCTGTATGTTGTTAAAACCAATACCAGTATCAACACTGCCTGCACCTACCGCGCTTGGGGCAGAAGGCATCCCAACGGTGCCAGCTGCGACGTTTGTCGGTGCAAAGCTGGCCACGCCGCGCGCGGCTGCCATTGCGTCGGCAAGCTCAGCCTGGCCAAGACCGGCCCGCGCTGCGTCGGCTGTCATGTTCATGCCTTCCAGCTGCGCCGGCGCTAACGGCGCAACGGTCGCTGCGTTATATGCCTGGTACGGCGTTTGAGAAAGCTGCTGCCCTGTCCTAAATGTGCTAGTGAGTAGCGACTTTAGTTCTGGGTCAAATGACTGACTTGAGCCGCTGTTCGATTTTCCTAAGCTCATGTGTTTCTCCTATCGAACCGCGAAATCTAAGATTGGCGCGTAAGGTTGTGCTTGCGAAAGTGTTTGTGTCGGCGCTTGGCCAAGCAGCCCGATTTGCGACTGTAAATCTGCAATCTCTTGCTGCAACGCAGTGGGGTCAAACTGTTGGTAAGTTGGCAAATCAGCTGATGTCAGGAACTGTGACGTGTCCATCGGTTGAGCCATGGCCAACTCGTCAATTTGAGTCTGCAGTTGCGTAGGGTCGAACTGTTGGTAAGTCGGCAGGTCGTTGGCCGTCAAAAACTGACTCGTATCATAGGTCGGCAAGTCGGCCATTGTCAGAAACTGGTTCGTGTCCATTGGGCGCGACATGGCTAGTTCGTTTAGTTGATCCTCCAAGTAAGTCGGGTCAAATTGATTAAACGCAGACAGGTCTGCGGCTGTTAAAAACTGCGAGCCGTTTGCCTGCCCTCCCAAGGCAAATTCGTTTATCTGGCCCTCTAGCTCTGTCGGGTCGTAAGTTGGGTTTTGTACCAGGTCGTCAATCGTCAAAAACTGGCTCATGTCTGGTCGAAACGCGGACTGCAAAAAATCTACATAAGGCTGCAAGTCGTCAACCGCGAATGGCGCACCACCTCCCGCCTCTAGGGGGATTTCTGGGTCATAAATTGGGATGGCTGGGTTATTTACGACCTGCTGCGTCTGCGCACCAGGCAGCGGGAACTGCTCGTAGTACGCCGCGTCTGGCTGAGTAATTCTGTCGCCGCTGCCATAGAAATCTTGCACCGCTGGCGACGCCAATGGCGTTGTCGTTGGTATTGTCACCGCAGGGATGCTCACCGGCGGCGCAATGCCTACCTCCGGCGCTGCAGGAATAGCCGGTTGAATCGTAGGCGCTGCTGGTATAACTGGTTGAAGTGCAGGCACAGCCGGTGCGACCTCTGGAATGACCACAGGCATAAGTTGCTCTGCTGGAATGATGCCGCCCTCAGTGAAATCTAACGCAGCCTCTAGTTGCTCTGGGTCTACGCTTACGATGTCGCCGTTGCCTGATTTACTCATAACTCTTTAACCATTGTGATGTGCGCGGGCGTGTAGCCCATGCTGTTTAGTGCGCGCTTCCAGCCGTTGCGGCCCGTAAGGCTTATGGCGTCGCATTTAAGACTCTTTGCAAACTCCTGCAGCGACGGCTCCATGTCTTTAATTTCGTCTAAGTCGCCTGCCGCCAGGAATACATGCAGCGCCCGCTTTTTCGGGTACTGCACGATCTCGGTTACCAGGCAGCTACGCTGCGCTGGCCAAAAAAACATAGCGCTATTTGCTACGCCCTGGACGATGTCAGCGTAGTCGTGCGTGCCGCCGGCGTAGTCCAACGCAGACTCAATAAGGAACCTGTACGGTGCCATGACCTCTGCCGCTGTTTGTTTCGCCGTGTTCATATTGATGCTGCGCTCAAATTTCCGCTGTTATCGACCGTCACGCTGAAGCGCGTGCCATTCGGGCTGCGCAGAATTAAGCGCGCCGCGCCTACTTCTACGTCCTGATTCTTTTTGTGGTTCAGCTGGTCGGCCTGCTCGATGTCCAGATTGAGCGACGACTGATAGCTGCCGCTGTAGCGCGCTGGAGGGTTTTGTAGCCTCATCGTCTGCTGCCCTCCACTACATCAAGCCGCATCGTGCCAACGCGCCAGCTGGACGCTGTGTTGCCCGTGACGCGCATCTGCACCTGGCGGCCTTGGAAGCGCACGTCTGTCGGGTTTGCCATAGTGAACGGCCCGAAGCTGCTCTCCGACGCATTCGGATAGAGGCGGGTCTTAAATGTTGCCGTCACATCGCCCGCAGTTTTTTCGTCTGGTATCAAGGAACGTGCAACTACCAAACGGTCGCCGGCACCCAACTGGATAGGGCCGGTCTCGGCAAAGACGACGCTGTCGTCGTCATATGTGTAGCCCACCTCATGCTCATAAATGTAGCCGTCAGAGGTGGCGTAATTTGGATAGACAAAGGTGCCAGTATCAAACCCTGCAGTGCGCGCCAGGGTGCCTACCTGCCAGTGGCCTTCCATATAGTTGTAAGAAACGTAAGAGTCGTTCTCGTTTGACCCTTCAGATGGGTAGAACCAAATCACCTCAGAAAACTGCGAGTTGAGCACGCCAACCACTTTGCTGCGCTGGCTTTGGTTTAGATGCTCAAAAATAAAGTCGCCCACAGCTGACCGCAGCGGCTGCACCCTGCCGTCGTAGACAAAGAATCCGTTGTTGCCCATCCAATACGCGGCTTGGTCTGCAACGACGCAAGCGCCGGCGCTGATCACGCCACAGCCTGTGCCTACCTGGCTGAAGCCATAAACAAACGGCGGGCCTTGGTATCGAGCAACGTGCGCGTCAATATCTGTCAGTAACAGCGTCTCGCCGCGCATCCGGCGGCCTGCCACCAGGTTGCCGTTAGTGGCCAGGGTAAAGCTGCCTGCCTGGTTCGTTGCCGCAGGCGTCCATGTGTTTGTGTCTTCTTGGTCGCTAAACGCGACCTTGTTGCCTACACCGCCAGCGCCTAACGCAAATACAAAACGCTC